CGGCCCATCATGCGGCCGACCAGGCGGCCAGCGCCCACCACGGGACGCCGGTCGCCGGCGAGCGGAGGATGGCCGTGCCGAGTAGCGTCACCGCGCCCGCCACCACGGCTGCCGAGAGCGGGTCACCCAGGCGGAGCCCGGGCGCGATCCGCCAGCACGCCCACCCGACCGCGAGGGCACCGAGCCCGCCATAGTCGTAGACGTACTCCAGCGGCTCATTGTGGGCGTGGCCGCCATGAATCCCGATCCCGCCCGACCGGACGTGCAGGCCCATGAGCGCCTGCGCGGTCGCCCCCGGCCCGTGGCCGCGCCAGGTCAGGCCCTTGGTGAGCCCGATCCAGGCGACCAACCGCGCCCGGAGGCCATCCAGGCTCACGCCACGCACCCCCAGCCAGCGATCGATCCAGACATCACGCCCCCCCAGTCCCTCGAGCCGGTTGGCGCGCCACAGGGGCCAGCACAGGCCCGCAAGGACGATCCCGGCCGCCACGGTCAGGAGGGCCGTCCACGGCAGGAGCCACGCCAGTCCCACCGCCGCTCCGATCCACGCCACCCATGAGCAGGAGACGGCCAACCCGATTCCAAGGACCACGGCCAGCCCCCAGTGCGTCGACACCGCGAGAGGGAACAGCACCGCGAGATAGCTGCCCGCGAGCGTCCGATGCCCGAAGGTGCCCATGGGCGGCCGGCCGGTCCGCCACTGGACCAGAATGAGCGCAGTCTGTCCGACCGCCATGCCCAGCAGCGCCCAGAGCGCCCACCGGCGGGCACCGGGAGACATCGCACGGGCAAGGAACCAGCCGCCCGTGATCGCGGCCCACGTTGCCACGGCTGGTAACGTCCGCTGCGTCCGCCACCAGGCAAGGACCGCGAGGCCACTGACGGCCAGCATCGGCTCCAGCCGGGCCAGCAGGCCGAGGCCGAGCCCAGCCATGAGAAGGAGCCAGCGGTCCCGCGCCCACGTCAGCCCGTCGATACTGGCGAGGCCGAGGAGAGGCGCGGCCACCAGCACCAGCACCCCGAGCAGGTCAATCATGCCCACCCCCTGGTCAGGCCTGGCGTGAACGGGACGAAGAAGGTATCGTGCTCATCGGTGCCCCAGTCGGTGTCGAAAATGACGCGGTCCATCAGACGTACCGCTTGCCCCAGACCGTCGCGGAGGTTTGCAATGCGGGCATCCAGAGCTCGGGCGTGGCAACGGTTCCGCCGCCAAAATTGTCGTAGGTTTGGTTGAAGTTCGCGCAGGTGCCGATCTTCCCTGCCCCAGTCACGGAGCTATCCGTCTGGGGTGTGCCGATCGTCGCCCACGCCCCGGCGCCGGCTCGATACCACATGGTGATTGTCGTCCCGACAGCGGAGAGGCCGATCCCGTCGCCCGCGCTGACCGTTTGGCTCGCCGAGCTCCCGAGGGCCGTGAACGCGCCGCCGACTTCCTTGTAGAGCTGCCAGGTGCCGCCGTTCTCAGAGATGATGTAGCAGTTGACCGACGCCCCCGGACTGCTAATGCGGAGCGACGGCGAGATATCGGCGTCGACGGTGGACACGTCGTGGAACACTTCACAATCCGGCCCAAAATCCGCGGCGCTCCAGTACGAGGAATTGTTCTGGCTGGTTGCCTGCCCGAGGATGACGTTGCTCACGATCTTGAGCTGGCCGCCAGTTTCGCGGAAGGGGCCCGTCCAGGTGCCATTGCCCAGCGGGTCTTCATCCGCACGCGTGAAGGCGTCGAGGATGCCAGTCGTCGGAAAGGGCATCAGCCCATCTCTGGGATTAGGGCGATGACGGACTCTTGCACTTGGATGGCTGTCGCGAGCGTGCCCCCAAGGTGCACGCCGTCGGCGGGCACGCGTGACGAGAATTGCAGTTTTGTCACCGCGCCCGGGCGGTACAGGATTTCCAGCAGGACCCCGCGCAAAGTTGGGGCCGAGCCGGTCACCGACAGCGCAGCGGCGAGCGCGGCAAGGGCGGCAGGCGAGGCGGGCAGATCGAGATCGGTCTCGAGGCCCAGAAACGTGCGCCCGGGCCCATCGTTCCGACTCGGGACACTACTGAGACAGAACCCGGCACGCCGCGTGGCATCGGCGCGCAAATCAATGATGTCGCCGCCGCTCGTGCAGCGGAATGCCGTCGCGAGGGATGTCCCGTCCCCGGTAAACGTGTCGAGATAAAACGCCGTCATGGGGCACCCATTTTATGGCGTCACGGGCAAGAGGAAGGGCTCCAGACACCAGCCGCTCGGCCCGCTCAAGAAATTCACCTTCCACCAGGTCCCGGCCGCGGTGGGCTGGGGGCCGTCGAGGATCGTGCCGCGCATGCCGCGGAGTTGTGTCCCGAGCACCGCGCCGCCCGGCGTCGCCCGGACGTTGAGGAGAACCGCTGTCGTCTGGGCACCCTGGCCAATGAAGAATTTCACCCCCGGCGGGACCGGCGGCGGCGCATTCGGATCGAGGATCACGAAGGCAGCGGGAAGGCTCGGCGGCGACTCCGGCTGTGCTCCGACCTGGGAACTGACCTGCCAGTAATACTGGCCAGGTGTCGTCGGGCATGGCGTCTGTCCGCTTGTGTTCTGGCCCGGCACAGTCGCGAAGAGCGGGCCGAGTTGCCCCTTCGTCGTCGAGAGATAGACCTTGAAATGATCCCCCGTCTGCCACGAGAGCATACAGGGCGACACGCCGGGCGCTGTCAGGACATACTGCGGCCCCTCGGCCGCGACGGGTAGGGCGCAGAGTATGAGCAGTCCGATGGTCGCGCAGGCTGCGCGGAGCCACTGAACTGCTCGATCAAGAGCAAGGACGAGCGCAGGTGTCTTGTCAATACTCTCCGTTTCCGGAGTCGCGGTTGACGTATGTTCATGCCCATGCCAACGCACGTTAACTCTCCACTGCTGACAATTGATTTGGCTTGTGCGTTTTGTGGCCCACCGTATAAGTACGTACCCATGCTCACTCAGCTCTGTGGCGGAGAATACCAACCACGCAAGCCGATCCGCATCAATGCGTTCTCGACGCATCAGTTCGTCGGCCTGCGTGGTTGTCACTTCCATTGACTAGCCCGCTGCCACCGTATTCGCGGCCACGGCTGCCGCGAGCGAATCTGCCGAGGCAGAGAGCGCATCGGCTTCAGCCTGGACGGGAGCCAGCTCCGCCGCCGTGGCGCCATTGGCGAGCGCCGCATCGACGGCGGCCTGCACGCGAGCGGCGATGCCATTGATGAGTTCCACGGCGGAGGTGGCCACCGTGGTCATCTTCGTGACAGCAAGCGCGAGGTCTGCCAAGACTAGATTTGCCATTAGGACACCCCCTGTGGTGGTGATGGCACAGCATGGTTAGCCGTCTCTAAGGTTTCCGCTGACACTCGCAGGCGCGCGGTCAGATCCTTCAGGACCTGGATCTCGCCTAGTGGTTCACGGAGGAGCGCAACCAGTGCTACCACTTCCTCAATCGTATTGAGTTCGATGACAATTTTCACTCGGGCTGGACCGTCATACAGGAGAGCCGCCCCACGATGCCCCAGTCCTTGGCGACGTCGTTGAGCATCTCGCGCTCGCGTGTCGAGAGGCGGAGCGTGATCTCAACAGGTTTCTTGACGACTGACTCCTTACTGAATGGGCTCTCGTGGGCCTTGAGGGCCGTGATCGGCGCGTCCTTGACATGCTCCAGCGCCTTGGGCACGACCTTGCCGGCGATCTTCCCCCCAACCGGCCCGGCATACATGGCCGCCGCGCCTACCGCGAGCCCGACCACGGCGCCCTTCCAGTTCTCCCGGATGATTCGACGGAGATCCATGCGTTACCTCGGCACCGGCTGCGCCATTCTCGGCGGCCTCATTTGATCGGGAACTTTCGGATGCACTCGTTCCGATCCGAATCGACCTTCGCTTCCTTGAAGCAGGCGATGAGCCCGGATTGGGCCTGAATCCTCCGTTGCTCCTCGAGGACGTTCACGATCTTGTCGAGGCTGTGCTGCTGCTGCTTCGTCTGCTCGACATGCTCCCGGATTCCTCGCGCGGCTGCCTTCGATTCGCTGTTGAGAAAGCCATAGTCCCCAGCCAACCAGGTCAAGACGATGACGACAACCAAGGCCCACGGACCGCCCTTGACGACGAGGGTCACGAGCCGTTCCACGGCGCCGCCCATTGGTTCGTCCTCCGGGGGCGCCTCCGGCCGCTTGGTGCCGCCCGTCGTCATGGTCAGGCGCTGAACTTCGAGCGGATATTCGCCATGAGCTGCTCGTACTCCGCCTTGAGGCCGTCGAGCCGGGCCTGCGCTGCGGCCGTCTCCTCTGTGAGCCGCTGGCGCAGGAGCTGCTGCTCGGCCTCGAGACGCTGTCGCTCGGCAAGCAGGCCGGCCGCGACACCATCCGCCTCGCGTCGGCTGTCGACCTTGTGCTGGTTCAGGGTCGCGGTGACCGCCTGCGCCGCTTGCTCGCACAGGACCGTCTCACGGAGCGCGTACTCCTTCGCGGCGGCCACGGAGGCCCACGCGGTCTGCCGCTCGGCCTCGAGGTGGGCGAGTTCGGCCTCGAGCACCGGCACCTGGGCGCTGTAGGCGGTGACCAACTGCTGCGAATCCCGCGCCAGCCGGAGCACCTCCGCGAGCCGCTCGAAGGGCCGCGCCACCTTGGTCCGGTAGTTCTCTGCGAGGTCCACGGCCGTGTTGAGGTCCATCAGCTCGTCTGCCATGGGGCCCCCTTACCGGGTACTCGCGAGGAGGAGAAAGATGTCGGTGGCCGAGACACCCGCGGCGGCCACGGGCTGAATCTTATAGGCGCCCTCGAGGATCGCCTCGACGAAGTTGGCGGCCTTCCCGGAGATCGCGGTGCCCTGCGGGTCGGTCAGGACCACATACGTCGTGCCATCGGGGTCGGGCGAGCCCTGGATGCTCACGTTGCCCCCGAAGGTGCCGATGCCGTAGACGGTCTTGTCGCTGTACTGCCCGCAGATCACCGGGGTGCAGGTGTCCGACGCGGCAATCTGCGCCCACTTGAAAATCCGCAGGCCGCGTTTATCGAGCGGCGTCAGGACTTCCGTCGGCGTTATCGTGGCCATCGTGTCCTCCTTGCATGGCGCGGGGCCAGGTTCCCCCGACCCCGCGCCGGTCTATGCTGCGTGCGGCTGCTTAGGCGGCGCCTGCGTGCAGCACGTGCGCCACCATCTTGAGCGCCCCCGTGAACGTCTGATCGTTGCAAGCGATGAGGATATCCCCCGCCGCCGTGAACTCGTACCCGATGCCCGCGAACACGTTGAAGAGCCCCGTGGGCGCGTGGTCGGCGCTCGGCTGCCCGTTGTCACTCGCCGCCACCGTCGGGCAGATGGTCATGAAGCGGTTGGTGCTGTCGGTCGTCCCGACGGTGATGACGGTGTTGGCGCCGAGCGCCTCCCAGTAGACGCGCCCGCCCACGACGACTTCGCCCTTCTGACACCGAATCATCTTGATGAGCGCCCCGGCCGCGAGGGCCGCGGCGGTATAGGTCGCGTACCGCGTCTGCCCGCCGAACAGCGTCCCGCTCGGCAGGCGCGCGGGCGTGCTGTCGAGCAGGGTGATCTCCACGCTCTTGACTGTGCTGCTTCCGCTGGCCATCCTGTGGCCCCCCTTTCACGGGTGCACGAATGAACTGCCAGAGCGCCCGGAAGCGCTCGATTAGACTTCGGTGATGTCGACCTGGATGACGCCCTCTTCCTGGATGCGAACCGCCCCCGCCGCGAGCAGTGCATTGGCCTGCCAGGCGTTGTTCAGATCGGCGCGCTGGTCGATGTGAATCTCCAGCTCCATCGGGACGACGAGTCCCAGCGAGTTCTTGTGCCACGCCAGGCAGCTCCGTGTCGTCGAGGCCTTGGTCAGCTGCGTGGTCATAATCCACGAGAAGCCCATGTACGGGCCCGTGAGCGTGCCGCTCTTGAGCGCCATGAGCTGGTTGAAGTCCGACGAGGTGACTTCCGTCTCTTGCAGCAGGTCCTCGAGCCCCTGCGGGCTGATGGCGAAGTACCGCTCGGACTGCGGCACGTTGTTCTCGTTGAGGATGCGCGAGGCTTGCAGCACCTTCTCGAACGTGAGCCCGACGGCGCCCGCGGCGATCTGCTGGCCGGCGCCCAAGGCGGCCGTGCCCGTGGTGTCATCCGCGAGCACCGTCACCGCGGAGGCCGTGGCCGCCGTGAAGACGAGATCGTTGATGAACCGCTTCCACGCGCTCGCGTGGTTCTGCGCGTAGTCGTTCTTGGGCTGGATGAGCATCTTGTAGCTGTCGTGCCGGTCGAGGACGTAGGCGCCGGCCTTGTCCGTGAAGCTGACGCGGCGGCGAGAATGCGTCGGGTTCATGATGAACGTCGGCGCGTGGCGGCTGGAAATGGTGGCGAACGCGGCGTCATCCGCGAGTCGCTCGAAGTGGTAGGTCTTCCCGGTGGTCCCGCTCTTGACGCGGACCGCGTCCCGGACCTTGTCGTCCATCGCAGCGTACAGGCGCGTGATCTCCGCGCTATACCCGTGCGGGAACGCAATATCTACTGTCTCGGCCATGATCGTCTCCCCCTGCTCACAGTGAATGGCTCACTGCTCACGGGGAGAAGTCCGGCCAGTCCGGGCTCCCCTCAGCCCTGTCGCGGGCTGTCCCTCGCTGGGTCTTTCCCCAGCGCCACCGGGCCGCTTGCGCGGAAATCCGGCGCTGTGCTGCCGCGTATCCTACTACGTCGTGGGGACTTTGCCCCCAGCTTTTAGCAAGCGGGCAATGGCCGCCGCGTACTTGTCAATGGCGGCGGGCGTGCCGTTGACCACCTCGGGATCTGCGCGGAGTTTGGTGACCTCGGCCTCGAGCTGCGCGACGGACTGCCCCGGGGGGATGTCCCCGGTGATCTCGCCGTGCTCCATCATCCGCTCGCCCATGCGGACCATCGCCTTGATGAGATTGGGGTTATTCCCGGCCTCTTCCACGGCTTGCGCCAACTGCGGATCATCCGAGAAGAGATCCCGCACGGCTTGCCGCGCCAGGTTGACGTTGCGCTGGTACGCCCCGCCCCACTCCTTCTTGAGCGCCGCTTCCGCTATCTTGCGGGTCTGCGCCGTGGTCTCAGTCATCTTGTCCACTGTGCCGAGCGTGTACTCCCCGTACCAGTCCATGACGGCTTGCACCTGCTTGGCCGTCAAGCCCGCGCCGTGGCTCACTTTCAGGAAGGCATTGAACCCTTCCTGATCGAGCGTGATGCCGAGTTCGGGCGGGAACTCGGGGATCGTCGTCCCGTACTTGTCGGGCGTCTCCGGTCGGCCGAGCGCGGTATGGAACGCGGCGACCTCCTCGGGCGTGGCATCGTCCTTGGGGACTTTGAGGGCACCGCCGACCATCTTCTTGGTCTCGACGTAGCCTTTGGCCAGTGTCGGCCCCACCTCGGCCCAGTCCTTGCCCTTGAACTGCTCCAGGCTCTTGTCTGCCTTGAGATCGTCCGGCAGGCCAGCCCGCCAGTCGGTCGGCGGCGCCGCGGGCGTCTCGGGGGTAGCAGGGGCCGCAGGCGCGGTCTCAGTCTCAGGCGGCATGCGTGGTCTCCTCGGTCAAGATGTTCCCGGCGGTATCAGCGGCCCGGATCATATGGGCGATCATGTCGAGCCGCCCGCATCGCACCGCTGGCTCCGTCGCCCGCTCGGCATACCCCAGCATCTCTTGTAGGCAGTCGGCCCAGCCCGGGGTCTGGACCAGGCGGCGGTAGGCGTCGGCTCGGCGCCGGAGGATCTCGCGGACCTTCTCAAGCTGCTGCGTATCGGCCATCAGGCGGCTGCCTCTTGGGGCTGGGTCTGCATCTGGGCGGCGCCGTCCTGCACGGCCTTGAGCATGGGCGCGCCCTTGCCGGCCGCGGTCGCCACCTGCTCGGCCATGTTCACCTGTTGCTGCATCCGCTCCTGCTCCTGCCGCTGGGCGCGCGCGGCGTCCCGCGCCTCGGCTGACTTGAGCCACTGGCTTGGCGCCCCGGCCGTCTGCCACACGTCGCGGATCATCTCGTCTTCTTCGAGGTTCTCTTCGACCTTGCGCGCGAACTCGGGGCTCATCGCCATCATGGGCTGGAGCAGCATCCCGGCCTGCTCCAAGGCCGAGAGGCGCGAGGACTTCTGGCTGCGCGCGAGCGGGCCTTCGTATTCGATGTCGAGGTCCGCGCCATTCAGTTCCGGCGGCGGCGGCAGGAAGGCCCCACGGCGGAGCATGATCGCGAAGCAGCGGTCAATGATGCGGTTCAAGAACTCGGATTCGAGGCGGCCGAGCGTGGGCCCGAGCACCCGGCGCATGGTATCCCAGCGGCGCTCGACCTCCGTCGCCGTCATGACCTTCCCCTGCTGGAGCTGCAACTGCTCCCAGAAGAAGATGCGCTGGACGCGGGCGCGCCGGTCTTCCGTGAGGACGTGCGAGACATCGAAGCGTGCCTTCGTGTCGAGGAACTGGAGCGCGCCCGCCTGTTCGAGGTAGGTATGCCCGCCCGGCGTCAGGTCGATCTCGCCCAGAATGGCGTCCGTGACCGAGGTCGTCGGTGGCCGAATCGCCATCCCCGCGGCGTCGAGCACCATCTCATCGGCCTTGTTCAACGTACGAATGTCCGGGAGTGCCAGCATGCCGGGGCCGCGGCCGTATTCTTCCCCCGCGGTCTTCTCCCACCGAGGCACGACGTAAGCGAAGTCATGGA